ACCCCTACCAACTACGTCATCGACCTCAGCCTCCCCACCGGTGATGATACGCCACACGACGCAGACCAAAGCCCAGCAATGCTTTTGGAGTGACCCTGCCCGGTTTCGCATGTTCATCGGTGGGCGTGGCTCAGGTAAGACGAGGGCTGGCGCAGTGGAGGCACTGAGACAGCCTGAGGGATCGCTTGGCCTCATCATTGCACCGACGTACCCGATGCTAAAGCTTGGCGCCATGGAGACCATCCTGAGCTTGGTAGCGTCGGCGGGCATCGCCACGTCGTGGAATAAGTCAGACAAAGAACTGCGCCTCCTTGGTGACCGTACCATCATCTTTCGTAGCGCCGACAACCCCGACGCCCTCCGTGGTGCCAATGCGTCGTGGCTGTGGCTAGACGAAGCGGCGATGATGACGGAGGACACGTGGCCAACATCCATCGCCACCCTTCGTCGCTCGCCTGGTCGGGCATGGGTGACCACGACCCCACGTGGCAAGAATTGGTTATACGACGTGTGGCAGAGTGGTGGCGCAGACTACACCGTGACCCAAGCCAAATCCACGGACAACCCGTTCTTGCCAAGCCACTTCATTGAAACACTTCGCCAGTCTATGACAAGTGAGATGTACCGCCAAGAAGTCGAAGGGCAATTCATTGACCCCATCGGCGCCATGTTCCAACGTCATTGGCTCGGCGTCGTGCCTCGTGCGCCGGAGGGTTTAAAGTGGTTTCGCTATTGGGACCTCGCCGCCTCCACCAAGACAAGCGCAGACTACACGGCGTCAATCCGTGCTGCCCTTGGCGATGACGGCGTGGTCTATCTTGACGCAGGCATCCACCTGAAGGCGGAGTGGCCAGACGTGCGCAAGGTCATCGTCTCCACGATGCACAGCGAAGCGGGCACGCAGGTCGGCATCGAAGAGGCGATACACGGCTTAGCGGCAATCCAAGAACTACGCCGTATGCCGGAGATATCCGGCGTGACCCTCAAAGGAATCAGAGTGGACAAAGACAAGCAGAGTCGGGCGATGCCATGGGCGGCGAGGGCTGAGGGTGGCAAGGTGCGCTTGGTCGCCGGCGCATGGAATCGGCAATTTATCGACGAGGTCGTCGGCTTCCCTTCATCGTCACATGATGACTACGTAGACGCCGCCTCGGGCGCCGTGGCGATGATGAGCAAGCCTAGAGTAACCTGGGGGTGGTCTGAGTGAGTATGAATATACCCGGATGGATGTCCAGCATGAGCCGCGCAGGGCGTATCGCTTCGGCGACGGACGCCTACGAAGTGGTGCCGATGCTTTACCGCGCCGTCAATCTACGGTGCGACGCAATCGGTACGGTGCCCTATACACTGACGCGGCGTGGTGTCGAAGTAGAGTGGCCATGGCAGCAAACCGTGTCGTCACTGATGCGAGACACGGAGCGGTCGTTGCTCCTCACCGGTGGCGCCTATTGGTACCGCATCGTCAAAGGGCGCACGATGACTGGCTTCGTGGTACTTAATCCCACCACGATGACCGTGGGCTTCGAGCCGACAATGTCAAGCCTAGAGAATCCGTATAGCGGAGCGTTGTTTACACAGACCCAACTTGGTCGTACCTACGGGCCATGGCGAATTGACAGCATCGTCTACTTTCGTGAGCCGTCGTATCGTGACGACATCTTACCCGGGCTCGCACCGGCACAGGTCGCCTTGCAATCAGCCCAGCTTGGGCATTACCTCGAGCGGTTTACCTCGGCGTTCTTCGAAGGTGGCGCCCAGCCCGTCATGGTAATGAACTTGCCCGAAGCGATGGATGACGCAGAGTTCCAACGCTTCCGTGGTGAGTTTGCGACACGGATCGGCGGGGTGGCCAATGCCTTCCGCAGTCTCTTTGTGCGCGCGCCGGAACTCAAAGTCCAAAAGGTGACTCCCGACATCAACACGATGATGCTGCCTGAGTTACAAGAGCGGGTCATCACCTCCATCGCCATGACACTGGGCGTCCCTCGCACGATGCTCGAAGCCAGCGCCGCCAACTACGCCACCGCTGACTCCGACCGCCAAAGCTTTTGGCGAGAGACCATTGTGCCGCGGCTTGGACTTTACGAACAAATTATCAACAATCAACTGCTCGCACCGCTTGGCTATGAACTCCGCTTTAACCCAGAGATGCTCGACGTCATGCAAGCCGACGAAGCCGACCGTGCGGACTCGTTGCTTAAGCTCACCCAAGCGGGGCTTCCCTTGCCTGATGCCATGCGCATCCTTGGCTATGACGGTGTGGATGAGATGTTCCTTGCACCGCCCACCCCTGCGCCAACCGACGAACTCCCTAAGGAAGTGACACCGCAGGAGCCAAGTACGCCGGTAGGCGCCGTGACACCCGCACAGCCCGACACCGCGACCCGCTCCGTAGATTGGGCGCTACTGTCAAAAAAATTAGAACGGCGCATCAAGGCAGGGAAGACACCGTGGTGCGACTTCGATAGCGCCGTTATCTCTGCCGACGAAGTCAAGTCGGTGATGGCACGGATTAGCGAAGACGCCACCGTGTCCGATGTTGTGCGCATCGTCGCCGAGGTCAAAGCCGTTGACGATATGACCCCGGACGAAAAGCGGCTCTACCGAGAGTTATCACCGAAGCTCGAAGCCCGTGGCGAAGTCTGGGCAAAGGATATCCTCGCCGGTCGCGACGTTGACCCAACGCTCAAAGACGTCGTGACGCCAACACTTCGCAAAGAGCTTGCCCGTGTGGCAAACCTGCGGATTGACCGCCTTGCCAAGGACATCGAAGTACCGATGCCCGACAGCGAGCAGGTGACGCAAGACTGGCTCAGCGATTATATGCCACGGTTTAACTCAGAAATCGACGGCACCTCTGAGCGCATCATCAAGGCGGCGATTGAGCAGTACCGTGTCACGCCGGGTATGACCATTAACGACGTGCGAGCGTTACTACGTCCTGCCGTTGGCAACGCACGGGCGGCAGCAATAACCATCACGGAAATTACCCGTGCCGCATCGCAGGCAACCATAAGCTACCAAACATACCTCGCCGGTAAAGGACTCAACTTCGAGCGGATATGGAATACCGATGCCGACGAAGTGGTCTGCGAAATCTGCGTCCCACTCAATGGCAAAGGGGAGGACGAATGGCTCATGATGTATCCCTCGGGTCCGCCAGCGCATACCCGATGTCGCTGTGACACGTCGTTGCGCTTGGTGCGCTCATGATTAAGACCGACGTCGAAATCATCAACCGCATCTCTACCGCAGCGATCCTCGACGCCTGCCGAGCCGTCACGTTGGCTTACGCCGTCGTTGTTCAGGGGCAACTTAACGAAGACAAGCCACCACCACCAAAGCGTGGCTCAATGAAGTGGAAGTCTGAGAAACAACGGCGTTTTGTCATGATGATGTGGAAGCGTGGGCAACTCCGCATCCCGTATCTTCGTGGTACGGGCAACGGACTCAACGGTAGCGAAACACTCAACCGCAGTTATCGTGTTGACCTTGACGGCGACACCGCAGTACTCATGTCGGCGGCGGCGTATGCGCCGTATGTCGTCGGCGACCAACAAGCCGAGATACATAAAAACCGATGGAAGACGGCGAGGGACGCCGCCGCCATTGTGCGCCAACGGGGCGACCTGCAAACCATTGCCGACCAAGCCTTCGCACAGTTTCAACCATAGGAGACACAATGGCAGACACATTCACACCGCCTGCCGACGTTGCCCGCAATGCGCAACGTGCGCTCAATGTCAGGGCGACGAAGCCACCGAGCCAGCAGGGTATGACACCGGTCGGCTTAGCACGAGCGAATCAGCTAGCAAACCGTGACCCTGTTTCGCTCGACACGGTGCAACGCATGGTGAGCTACTTCGCACGGCACGAAGTAGACAAACAAGGTGCCACGTGGGATGAGCAGGGCAAAGGCTGGCAGGCATGGTACGGCTGGGGTGGAGACGAAGGACGGACTTGGGCGAATCAGATTATGAAGGAGCACACCATGGAAACCAAAGCATCACGTCGTCACAGCGAAGCGGACATGAAACTGATACGCAGTGCCCGACGCATGGCTGAGAGCATCAAAGGATACATGGCCGAGCTTGGCGACGACATGGAAGACGACGAAGCCAAGAGCGTCAAGGCGATTGAGCTGGGCGCAGAGTTCAACACCCGACAAC